AGGCTCCAGACCGTCCTCACGACGCGCTTCGTTGATGGTCTTCCATGCGACTCCAGAGAGAGCCTTGCTGTTAACCTGCGCCCTGCTCAGGCTCTCCTTCAGATTCAGCCGAGTGAACTTGAAGCACAGGTTGTTGCTGGGGCCACCATTCGAGACATCCCACACGATCTCCCGGGTGAAGTACGCCGCAATCAGCCCCAGCAGCGGACGGAGACCACGATCCTCGGTCATCTCCGACTGGGTATCAGCCGTGGACCTATTGATCTCCGTCGTCATCCCGAGATCCTGTGGGCTGATGCCAAAGACTGCGCAGATCTTCTTGACGAGGTAGTTCTGCCATTCAAGGAACTGCATGTCCTTGTTACTGGTGCGGAACGGGATGAACTTCGGATTCTTTGATCCGCCGATGAAGGCCATGGCCCCGCGACCGGAGACCTCGGACTGCCAGTAGCTCCTGAACGCCTCGACCTGCTCTGGACGAACGCCCTCGCCAAGATCGAGCATGCCGTCAGGGGCAGCGTTCACAACCTGCCGGTTGTTGTACGTGTGGCCGTTCAGCTCTGCGTCGATGGTGGCGCGCAGCGTCTCCAGCTTGGAAAGCCCGACGACTCGATAGGAGGCCGGGTTCTCCATCATGTAGATCATGTCGTCGTTCTTGAAGCGTGCTCGCTCAAAGTTGTCCGGATACCAGAAGTACCTCGGCTCGTCCGGGTCCCCGTCCCAGTAGGAGCTGACTCTGATCTTCGAGCTATCTACAACATGGAGGGCGAACAGATCCCCACGGAATGTGCGCTCCTTCTCGACCGCGCCCGCGTCGAGAACAAGGATGTCCTCCACGAGTGGGTCAGCAAAGGAACGGAAGGAATCCACGGTCTGACTCGGCTTGCTGAAGAAATCGCGAAGCTCCTTCATCAGCACGGGGGAAGGCTCGGGACCAGCCGGGTCGAACTTCTGGATGTCCCACTGCGACTGCGTTACCTGCGTCTTGCGGACATTGATCGCGGCGCGAATCCACTCGGAGTGCTCAGCCCACGCACGGTAAACCTCGGAGTGCGGCCTGCCGACACGCCCACGATCGCCGAACATGCCGTCATTGCCAGCTACCAGAGCTGCTGACTGGCTCGGAGGAACTGCCTTGGGGCTTGTCTTGAACGAACGAGCGAAAAGCTCAGAGCGAAGTCGGACACGAGACTTCCTATCGAAGACGCTCACACGCCACCTCCCCTGAAGTGGTTGTTTATGACGCCATCCATAGCGGCGTTGAGCCTGTCTGCGAGCAGTTTCTCGTTCACCTTGTCGATGCATTCGTCATAGGTGAAACGCACCGTGTCCATTCCAGACATGAGGTCAGCGAGATACTCAGGGACGACACAGGTGCCATCACGGAACTGCACTTCGCGATTGTCAGGAAGCTTCCCCGAGGGGAAAGCGAGTGGCATCAGAACCTCCGCACGGAGCCGAAGACGAAGCCGCTTCCTGCGAGGTCAAACGAAAAGCCGAGTGCGTCAACCATGTCGTCATGACCCTTCGGGAAACTGAGCAGTTCTCGCTCGAAGTCCGAATCTTCAAGTGAGATGTGATGGAAGACCTTATGGGCTTCGTATCTTGCGGCAACGGCACGTCCGCGCGTCACCTTATCGGTGTCTGTCTTACGGCCCTCGATCGGAATGCGAGGGTATTGCTTCATGACCGCCTGAATGAGTGTGGACTGAAACTGCTGCGACTCGCAGATCACAAGTCCGATGTTCGGATATGCCATCCATCCGTCATTGATGAACTCTGGGTGCCCTGACTCCCGACGATCTCTGTAGACGGACATGACATACAGATCCCCAGTGTCGTTGTCCTCTGCGGTGATCGCCCGGGCTGTGTAGTCCGCCGTCTCTTTCTCCGAAGAGGCTAGGTCAACGCCCATACGAATCGTGAACGAGTGCCCTTCTGGAAGCGTTGGGAAATGCTGGAAGAGACGTTTCTGGAAGATGAAGCCCGTCATCAGGCCAGTGATGTCGTTCTGATACGCACAGCTGAAGAGCGCATACCCCATGGCCACGCGCTCTTCCTGAAGCTTCACCAGCGGCCATATCTCAGGCCAGTAGGAGATCTCCTCGCCTTCCTCGTCCTTCTGGATGGCTTGAACGACGACGCTCCGCCAGCCCTTTCCGCCCTTTTCTACCGGATCGGTCAGGCGCTGATACAGATCGTCCTCAGCCCACCGTGTCCCGAAGATGATAATCACGCCACCGGGCACGAGGCACGGGCGGAGAACCTTCCAGAACCAGCGCTCAATCTTTTCGCGAGCCTCCGGGGTTGACGTGTTCTCTTCATCGAGGATGTCATCGCAGATGATGACATCGAAGCGCTTCGAGATGATCGCGCCGCCAGCCCCGGCGGAGTAGAGGGTTACATCCTTCGACCCGTGCCAACGCGACCCATCCCTGAGCCACTCCACGTCCGTCCACTTGGATGAGGAGCGCAGGTTCCCAAACAACTCGTGCTGATACTCATTCGCTTCGAGGGTGTACCTGATGGCTCGCGAGAAGTCGTTCGACTGCTTCGCAGTGTTCGAGATCAACCCAACCCTTATATCCCGGTGCGTCGAGATGTAATGCGAGAGCTTGATCGTGTTCCCCCACGTCGTCTTGGCGGAGCCGCGCGGCATGAGGATGACGATGTTCTCTTTCGCTTCCAGCGCATAGTCGATCGCATCGATCATCTCGCGATGGTGCGCGTGAGCCTCGTACCCAAAGACATATTCGCCGTATGCGTAAACGTCAGTTGGCGCGAGTTCTCTCAGGATCAATCGGGACAATTGATCCCTTTGTTCCGGGCTCAGGGAGTTGGGGTCGAAGGGTAGCAAGAAGTGCCCTCAGAGTGTCGTGGTCAGCCTCGGAGGAGATGTTGATACCTAGGCTGCGGTTCTCAGTAACTGCCTGCGGCGCACCAATCAGAGACTGGAACTTGTCGATGAGGATGCCGAGATCCTGCGGGCGCAGATGCATCAAAGCCCGCGTGATGGTGTGACCGTTCTTGTCGAGGATGGGATCACCCTTCGAGTCCAGCCACGGTTCCTCGGCGTTCATATCCGCAGCCAGCTTCAGGATGCCCATGTGGATCACTTCCAGAGCATCGATCTGGATCTCTGCGACCTTGTTTGCACGCTTCTGCGAGAGGGCTTCCAGAGACTTGTTCTCAACCTGTCTCTGGAACTCCTCCCGCTTGTGATCCCAACTTTCGTCCTTGGCACGCTTAGCGACGGTAGACCACGTTGGGATGTTGTTCTGACGACACAGCTCCCTGATCCCCATCGTGCCCTGCACATATTGGTTCCTCAGGGAGATGTAGTCGTACTTACTGCTCATTGTCAGGCCCCCGCGCTGACCTTCAGCGTCCCGTTGTCGTTCCAAAGCTGATTCAGGAAACCCGGATCGGAGGTCGGGAGGAGAGTACACATCACCGATGGCGTGTGAATGTTCAACGGGAGCGAGTCGCTATTGAACTCGATCCCGTTACTGTCGATCCTGAGCGTCCCGTTCACGCCATCTGCCCCGAAGAACGCCGATACTTCGACGCTGCCCCCGTCACCTAGAGCGTCTCCTGCATTGGCAAACATCGTGATACGACCCGCGACATTCCCAACCTCGTCGTACACAATCATCGGAGCGGGAACCCACATCGGCGTCCCGACGATCACCTGCCACTGGTTCTGCTGAAACGGTGGCCCGTACGATGTATCAATCCACATTGCCCCTACAGCGACGAGCGGCAAAAGGATCTCGTCTGTCGCTGGATCGACATTCCCGACGAAGATCGGAAGCATCGAGGTGCCATCGCTTGACTGGATCATGCTTGCGACGAACGACTGATGGCCGTCCATGCCGCGCTGAAGAACCTTCGTAACCGTCGTCGTCATGCCCCAGCCTCCATCAGTCCAGCCGCGATGAGCGCGGCGATCACGGCGTTTACCTTGTTCGCCACATCCTCAGCAGTAGCTTCGGTCGGGTCAGCAATCGCAGCGACGTTCGCGGCCACGGACGCTGAGAAATCCCCGTCCGAGACTGGAATCTCTATCTCGTTTCCGGCTTCATCCTTGATATGACGCCGACCACCATCCCAACCGCTCATTCTGTACTCCCTGCTGTGTAGTCGGCGCAGATCAGCTCTAGCGCCTTCCAGTCGTCCTTGACTCCCTGCTCCTTGACGCTGGCGATTGCATTGTCGATGACCTCTGCGGCATCGAGTGGGAGACGGTAGATCCTCTCGACCCACCTATCTCGCTTATCCGAAGGATCAGGAACGGCCTTCTGGGAAAGCTCGGCCCAATCAATCTGATCGCGCTTCTCTGAAACCATCTCCGCAAGCTGTTGGCGACGGAACGGAAGAATCCGCTCCAGATCAGCCATTGGCCTCTTCTGCGCCAGATCCCGAACGATCTTCTCCAGCTTCACGGGGTTCATCTTTCCCCGGACTTCGTTCAGGACGATGGATATCTGCTCTGCGTCTGTATCGTCCGCGACGATGAGGATGATCGGTACCTCTGGGAGTCGTCGGTCGAGAGACGCACGCCAACGGTGTTCTCCGTCAATGATCTGATAGCCCGGATGGTCCGGGTGCTGCCGAACCGTGATCGGGTCGATAAACCCGAACTCATCAATCGACGCCAGCGCCTTTCGGTACTGGTCGTCGCTCATCTCATTAGCATTCCACGGGTTCGGCTCCAGCTCGGAAGGCTTCACCCTAAGGAATTGAATCTCGTTCACCGCTTGGGCTCCTGCACCACCACACCGGCGTCATGACCGTCATAGATCTCCACCCGCACGATGGATGGATGCTTCAGGAGCAGGCGCTCGGCAATCCATGGAGCGAGGCGCTCGACGCCGATACTCGACACTCCGATCATCTCGTTGAGATCACGCCCATCCCATTCGGCGAGGATCGATCGCAGGTCAACATCCAGATCGTTCATGCCGCCAATCTTCTCGACCTGCACTGACCAGACGTGACCATGCCTTCGATTGCAGCGAGCCCGGCCCTCATCGATGTGTGAGGCTTCGAGCCCTGCGCGGGTATAAACGCGATACTCCAACGTGGTCCCTCCGGTGTAGGATGAGGACAGCCGCGAGCGCACGGTTCCACCATCTGATCGAGAGTGTACCCGAGGGCACAGACCGTCTCGTGGAACAGCGGAACGTGTTACAGGTGTGCTGGACATTAGGTGCCATGCCACGGTGCAATAGGGCTCGCATGGTTGAGCCCGTACCGTCTGAGCGGCTGATTTTGCGGAAGTAGCTCAATTGGCAGAGCGTCAGTCTTCCAAACTGAATGTCGCGGGTTCGAGGCCCGTCTTCCGCTCCAGAGCACAAAGAGACGGAGTGGCCCATGAGGGGCCACCCCGTCCATTCGAGGTCTTCGGACCTAGTGTGCTGTTTTTGCGAGTCTACAGCACAAACTGTGCTACTCGCCAGTGCTTTCCCCGTCCAACTCCTGCGAAAGATCGCTTCTGAGCTTGTTCGGAGTCCACACTCCTAGGACTTCGATGTTCGGCCTTCTGCTCCTGATAACCTTTACTGGTTCAGTGATGCTCGAAAACGAAAGCCGAAACTCTCTCATTCCTATCATGGGCATATCTTGGCGCTTGTGGCGACGTGGCTCACCTGCCATCACTGGTCTTCCTGACCCTCTTCCCGCAGCGGCTTGCCGTACACGTCCATCCATTCTTCCCTGCGAGGGTCATAGCGCCAGTCAATCGTAACTGCGCTTAACTTCAGCCCCTCTAGCTTCCCA